CCCCGCAAGCTAAAAGCATTCGAGCGGGAAAAAGTGCAGGAGCATTCCCGCCTGGGATGGGCAATCGTGGCACAAGCCAATTACCACCCGATCATTCAGGGCATGGTACTCAGTCATCACGAGAAATGGGACGGCACAGGCTACCCCGATCAACTCGCAGGACAGCAAATCCCGCTCGCCGCGCGCCTGTTGGCCGTCTGTGACGTGTACGACGCACTCACGAACCAGCGGCCTTATCGGGACCGCTACACCTACAACTTTGCAAAATCATACATCCAGGGCCTCAAAGGCAAGGACTTCGACCCAGAGATCGTAGATGTATTCTTTGACAAGGTAATACCCGAAGAGGAAAAGGGGGAGGTGGACAGTTGAGCACAGCCGCGGCAGTCATCGACAAGATAGATGAAGCACTCAAAGACGACAAGTTTGAAACACGCCAGGGCCTGCGCTTCATGGCAACCGTGTTGAAGGAAGCAATGCAGGTAATCGAAGATGTAGCCGAGAGCAAAGGAAGTACCAATACACGGCTCACGAACATGGAAAAAGCAATCAATACTTTCCTGATAGCGCAGACCAAGAAGGAAGAAAAGGCAGAAGTCGAGCGCGGCAAGTGGCGCTGGGCCATCATTTCGCCAGGCATTGGCATAGTCCTTATAGAGCTATTCAGATGGTTATCAGGACCTACCTAAGCCGCAGGCAGGTGATATGCCAAGCAAGAAGACTACAGTACCCGCAGCGAAGCGGAGTGGTAACGGACGGCAACACGGCGGGCCTGCCCACCGAATCGCAGGCGGGCCTGCCCACGCCGGAAAGGCAGGCGGGCAGCCAGGTAATAAGAATGCACAGAAGCACGGATTCTATTCAAAGCATTTCAGTAGTACGGAGCAAACTCGCCTTTCTGATTCTGATCTTTACTCTGTGGAGAGTGACATCCAACTGCTACGAGTATATGTCTCTCGAATATCCGAACTCGTACCGCTCAGCGGACAAACCATCAAAGAAGATGACTTGAAAGCCCTCAATACATTATCTCTCATGACCCAATCCATCAGCACCATGATCCGAACCCACTATCTCACCAAAGGCAAAGGCGGCACGATACACCAGACCATCGAGGATGCATTGGAAGAAATAAGACTGTCAATGGGATTATGAGCACACTAAAGCAGACCATCATGCAGATCGTGAAGAAGTTCGAGACCTTCACTTCGCGCGCGGGCGGGATCACGCTCTACCCATACCAAAGCGAACCAGCCAAAGCCATTATGAATTCGATCATAAAAAAGATGGGTCTAACTATTGTCATCATCATTTCGCGCCAGGCGGGAAAGGACGAATTCCTCATAAACCTGCTTGGATATCTCATGCTCTTATTTGCACATCGTGACATGGGGATCGTCGTCACGAACCCAACCTACAAGCCGCAGACGATCAATATGATCATGCGCCTGGAAAAAAGACTCTCGAGCAACCTGCTAACAAAAACCATGTGGGACAAACGCTCCGACTTCATGCGCATGATCGGCTCATGTGTGACATCCTTCCTGTCAGCCGACGCAGCCGCCAACGTGGTCGGCGCGGTCGCTTCGCTCCTGCTTATATCCAACGAATCGCAGGACGTGGAGCCGGGGATCTACGATAAACGCTTCGTGCCCATGACCGCCAGCACGAACGCTACAAAAGTTGTCGTCGGAACCACGTGGACAACCAAGACGCTGCTTGCGCGCGAGAAACGCGCCGCGCTCGAGCTCGAAAAGCAGGACGGGATCAAACGCGTGTTCGTCTACACCGCCGACGATGTTCGCAAAGTCAACAAGGCTTATGGAAAGTTTGTCGACAGCGAAGTCAAGAAACTAGGCCGGCAGCACCCACTCGTAAAGACGCAATACTTCTGTGAGGAGATCGACGAACTAGCCGGTATGTTCAATGCCGCCCGCCGCGCACTGATGATCGGCGATCAGCCGGCGCAGGAGCAGCCCATCCCAGGCCACATCTACGCGCTGACAATCGACGTGGGCGGACAGGACGAAGCCTTGCTCAATCTCGACGGCATGGGCAACCCAGGTAGGGACTACGTAACAGTGGACATTATCGACATTGATTTATCTTCACTCGAAATACTGCAAGCACCAACCTACCGCGCGGTAAAACGTTTCGCATGGCAGGGAGAGAACCACGTCACCATATTTGGAAAAACATCCGCATTGGTTGACTCGTGGCACGTTCAATACATCATCGAAGATGCGACCGGAGTAGGGGAGGGGTTATGGGGGATGCTTTTCAAGAAGTACCCAACAAAAACCATTCCGGTCAAATTCACACAGCAGACCAAGAGCGAGATCGGATACGCATTCATCGGGATCATCGAGACAGGCCGGTTCAGGGACTGCGCGCCGAGCGAACTAGTCGCCGAACAATACGCCAACTGCGAGAGCGAAATCCTGATCGGGCCGGCCAAGACCATGCGCTGGGGCGTGAAGGACGGCACACGCAATTCAGCCGGCCAACTCATACACGACGACCATATCACAGCCGATTCGCTTGTCACAGCATTAGATCGGCTAGAGTGGTTTATACAATCCGAAACCGCGATCATTGAACAAGACGATGTTCTACAAGAGATGGATCATGCTTTCTAACCTACGGATGAAAATACTCCCCGTGATGCTTCTTCGCTTCACGCTCATAAGCTTCTTTTGCTTCTTCCAAAGTACGAAAAGTTTTTTGGTACACGCGCTTACCACCAATCTCAACAACAGCACAAAAGCCAGAATAGTGACGAGAAACGCCTTTGACGCCAAGTTTATTGTTAGATTGATGACTACGGTTCATTCTGTTTTGAGACATCGTACAAACTCTCAGGTTTTCACAGCGATTGTCCAAAGTATTGAGATTAATATGATCTACCTGCATCCCATCAGGAGCATTGAGAATAAGACGATGCATAAAATTCTTCCTATACCTGCCATACACCCAAACATTACGAACGGCATAAAAAACACCATGACTCTTATGAGCATACCATTTCCATTGGGACAACCATTCAAAATCCCCGTCATCAACCAGAGCAATCTTCCCCTGGGTGAGTGTTATACTTTTCATATCGGAATCTCCTTATTAGATTTCGGTCACGCTCCCGGATGTGCCAACATCGCGGGAGCAACTCGTTGGAACACTGGTTCTATTATACCCCAAGGATATTCCAATGCCTATTGACAAGCCGTCAGGCCTGCCTAAGCCGCACCTGTCTACCATCACACAGGTAGAGGCAGGCCTGCCTGGGCACTTGCCTGCTGCGCAGCAAGCAGGGACAGGCAGTCCTGTGGATGGTCACGACTACAATTCTTGTCGAAAGCATGGAGAGTAAATCATGCCTACTAATCAAAAGTCTACAGCCAACCGTCCCCCATCAAAGAAACAACTCGAAGCCAGAATCGTAATGCTCAATGACGCCTTGGAGGCATCGCTCGCGCTCAGTCCCGAACGTGATAACAACTTTTTCACAGGCGGACTATCTGGACTCTACGAAGGCCGCAGCGGATGGGATCGTAAAAAGATATTCGCCGAGTCTCTCCGCGCATGGAGAGTCAACCCGATAGCCAGGCGAATCGTCAGACTAATGACATCCTTCGTCATCGGCAAAGGCTTGACCATCACCAGTCCCCACAAAGGCACAAACGCTTTTCTTCAAGAATGGATGAAAGCAAACAAGTTCAAGAAGAACCTGAAACGCTGGAAGGACGAAGATACCAGAACTGGCAACCTGTTCCCGTTGTTCAACGTGGACGCAACCGGGATGACCATTATCCGCATGGTGCCGGCCGAACAGATCGAAGAAATCGAAACCAAAGAAAACGATATCGAGCAGGAGACCGGCTTCACGCGCGACGCCATAGGCCAGGACAAATGGGAAGCCTACGACAAAGAAAGCGACCAGCAATTATTCATGCTTCACTTCGCCAGCAATCAGCCGGTAGGTTCACCATGGGGAGAAGCGGACTTATCGCCGCTTCTCGTATGGATTGGCCGCTTCTCGTCGTGGCTCGAAGATCGGGTAAGACTCAATCGCTTCCGTACAGTGTTTATGTACGTCATCACCGGAACATACGCCAGCGAAGCCGAAAGAAGCGCACGCGAAAAAGAACTTAGAGCCAATCCCCCACAATCCGGCTCCCTGCTTGTAATGAACACAAACAACGGCGAAAAATGGGGCGTCATGGCCGCCCAGCTGGACGCCTTCGATGCTTCGATGGACGGGACCGCAATCAAGAAGATGGTTATGGACGGCGCAGGCCAACCCATGCACTGGCACGCCGAGCCGGAAGGATCAAACAAGACAACCGCCGAAGCAGCCGGCACACCAACATTCCGAACTCTCGAAGAAACACAAGATGACTTCTTCGAAATGCTGATCGAAATGGCGCGCGTCGCGTGTGAAGTCAGATCCAAGATCGACAAATCTGTCGATACGACCGCAGAGATCAAGGTCACAGGTCCCGACATCACAGAGCGGGACAATGCCACGCTCGCGCTCGCATTAGGCAGAGCCTATCCACAACTCGCCGACCTATTCGACAGGGAAGGAATTGACGATAAGGAATTCCTGCGACTCATCTACAAGATGTTCGGCGAGGTATGGCAGCCTGCCCGCGCAACAGCAGGCGGGGGCAAGACCACTCCGAAGATCAAACGCAAGCCATTGACGGCGCCAAGCGCAGGAGCAGCAGCCGCACCAAACCCGGGCGCAGACGAGACCGATCCGAAAGATGAAGGAACCGAAGAATAATGCCATCCCTGCCTAAGTCGCAGACAGGCCCAGGCCCACGCAGACTAACACCATTACACGGCATCGGCATCCGCTATATCACCATTGGCGGACGTAGAGTCGGAAGCGCGCCACGCCTGCCTGGGCACTTGCCTGCTGCGCAGCAAGCAGGGACAGGCCCACCCGCGAAAGGACGCCCGTCCATCCAATGGGCATCCTGTGTATTCAAAATGCAGGAACCAAAAGAACCAACAGAGCCGGTGTTCGCAGAAGAATATATTCCGCACACTCTTGCGGATATGACCGAAGTGCAATTTGTAAATTTCAACGATCCGTGTGACTAAAGGAGAA